ATACTTCAAAAGTTCCCCAACCATTACTAGGTAAGTATTGCACTAATTCTTTTTCATGCTTAATCAGATCAGCAATCAACGCAGGTAATCTCTGTAGCACAAAAGATACTGGTACTTTACCATTGTCAACACATAGCAACTCATAAGGTCTCCAAATCAACTCGTAATACTCTTTACTTACAATCTTACCACACTCATCAACAACATTATTCAGATTGTGTGTAATGTTTAAACAAACTTGTTGTTCAACATCTTCACCATTGTTATCTAAGAAATAAATACTTAAACCCATACGTTGCTCCCAAACTCTTTAAGCACATCTGCTTTAATAATTGTCTTACGGTTACGAGAATATTCTTCAAAAGGTAATTGTTCTAAACCCAACACGTCAGAACAAGACCAAATAGTATCTTTATCTGTTAAGATATAGCACTTATGATTCTTAACTTGTGAAAGATCATCAACACCAAAGAAATCTAAGCATTGAATGATCATTTCACCAGCATAAGCTGTACCAACTCTACGTTGTTTCTCTTTGTCATAAGTATCTAACACCATATTAAAACAAGAGAAACTACCTTTACCTTCTAACTCAACCCAAACATCTAATATTAGAATCTTACGATCTTGGTAAGATGTACACACTTTTGTTACGTTACACAGTTGTTTAAACATTTTTTAAATCTCCTAAGTATTCTGATATTTTGTACCAAATTCTACTTCATGTAAGTGATACCAACTGTTTTCATAGTTCACTCTGCCACCACCATTAAGTATGTGGTTAGCTAAGGAATCATTAACGCCACAAACATATTTAACTTCTTCTATGCTTGGTTTAACTTTAAACACAGAATGGAGATATTCTCCGCATTGATTGTAATCATTTACTTCTTCGGTAATCACCCAGTAGTTACTCATTTTTAAATCTCCTAAATTATTTACTACACTATCCACATACTCCTGTAGAGTACCATTACTATACTCAACAGAATAGAAACTCTCAGCACCACAACTATCCAAGTATGCTACACCAATATGCCCATCTTTGTACAAGTATGTTTTATTGTCTTTAACATGGAAAAGGTAAAAGTCTCCACTAACCAACTCAGACACATCTTTATTCATGAAGGCATCATCTACAATTAAGTTACATTCTATAACAGATTTATTGTCACTCATAACACATCTCCTTATTTGATTGTTTAGATATTACACAAATGCAAGTATGATGTCAACACCTATCGACAAATATCAACAACAATAAGAATATTTATTTAAACACAATAACAAACTTGTTTAACTGACTTAAACAACTTAAACGAATTAAGCACATAAACAAGATTAATCTTATTGAATTATATTTAGTATGTAATTACTCTGTATATCTAATACTGTATCTAACACTGTATGTGATACTTATAGTATTCTTATAGAGTACATAAGATATACTTAAAGTATACTTACTGTAAGTATATTATTAGTATTATATAAATATTATTTATATTTAGTATATATATAAGTATTATATTTAATTACGTGTATCATGCACTGCTATGATAAAAGATATATAATATTATTTAATCTAAATATATAAACCTAATCCCCTTCCCCTTGATTCCAATCATAAGCCCTTTGTTTTAGCTTGTCAAGTGCAAATAATGTATCTGTTTTGTAACAACCTTATAAAACAATAACTTATCTTTTGGTGTTGAAACACCTTGTAATATGTTGTTGTATGAAATTGTTATAATATAACACAAACCTGTTGTACTTAGTGCATCTAATTACTTGTACAGGCAGAGCAGATACTCAGATATACATTCACTAAGCGTAGCGATTAGCTAAACATAGCGTTTAAAGAGCCGTACAGTCGATTCTAGCGACTTTAAGGTTATGGTGGTATGATTTACTTACTTTGACCTAAAACGTCTGTAAGGGTTGTTTAGCGTTGTTTAAAACTATTTATGAAATGTTCTTAGATGTTGTATGATTTTGGTTGACAAGATTGAAGTGTTGGGTGTAGGATGCTTCTATCGAAACAACAGATAATTTTAGAATCTTTAAGGAGAGAACAAATGGTTAATGTGAATTTAATGAAAGGTGATTGTTTAGAATTAATGAAATCTATTCCTGATGGTAGCGTGGATTTAATCTTGACAGACCCGCCTTATGGTACTGTAAAAGGGGCTGGGTTGGACGGATGGGATTCCGCAAGAACTGAATGGGACACAGTAATTGACAAGGACTTAATGTGGATTGAAATTAATAGAATTTTACGCAAGAACGGCAAGTGCATCCTGTTTAGCCAAGAGCCATTTACGAGTGATTTAATTAAGTCAGCAATTCCGAACGTGCCGTTTTCTTATCGTTGTGTTTGGATTAAAGATCATTTTGCTAATAGTTTAATTGCAAAAAAAGCTCCTGTTAGCTACTTTGAGGATATTTGCGTTTTTAGCAAGCTGCATGATACGGACTATCTGCACCCATTGCGTGATTATTCAAAAGAAGTTATGAGTTTTATTGGGTTGAGCAAAAAAGATATTGTTAAAATTGTTGGGCAAAAAGCAGATCATTTTTTTAGATTTGATTCGACTCAGTTTGGACTATGCACCGAAAAAACATATATCGAATTAATTGATGTTTTTAAAATTGATTCTATGAATGGGTTTAAGGCATTTGAAGAATTAGATCGTATTAATTCGGTTTTTAATTCGGTGTTTAATCTGCCACATAATGCGAAATTCAAATCAAATGTTTTTCAATACAAGAAGGACTATGATGGATTCCACCCGACACAGAAACCTGTATCATTGCTTGAGGACTTAATAAAAACCTATAGCAATGAAGGAAATACAGTTTTAGACTTTACAGCAGGCTCAATGAGTACCGCTATCGCCTGTATTAATACTAATCGTAAAGGGGTTATGATAGAAAAGGATGAGCATTACTTTAAGGTGGGTTCTGATAGGGTAGCCCAAGCTTTACAGGAGATAGGTGATGATAGGATTAACCAAGCATTAAACGAAAAAGAAAACTAAGGTAAACCCTAAATGAATAAACAATCTATGGAATTACATATCGAAACACTAACTCAAATGCTAGTAGGTTTGATATTAGGGTATGTAATTCTTAGAGCATTTGGATTAACAAATTCTCAAAGTATAACTTTACAGTTGATTTTCTTTGTTGTATCCTACGCTCGAAGTTACACGATACGTTGGTTATTTAAAGAAGTTATCTTTAAGCAGAAAACAAATTAGGAGGAATGTTGTGAGTAAACAAATGAAAGATACGAAAGAAGTTAAAGAATTGATAGCGGGAACATTACTTGGTAAATATTCATGCCCTGAATGCTTGAGTAATGATAATTTACTTGTATATGTTAAGCACAACGAAGAAGGAAACGAAGTGCTAGACGGTTCATGTCGCACACCTAGTTGTAAGTCGTTTTGGACAGAACAAGAGTTAAAAGGTGCTGGTGTACTTGATGAGAACTTCGTAGCACCAAAAACAAAACCTATAGTTAAGGCAGCTATCACTAAGGACGAATACAAAGCTCTTGTTGCTCGTACAAGTCATGATACTACTCAACCTGATGGTAGCTTATATCGTGGGATTCGTTCAGATGTGGCAAAGTTTTATAATGTCTTATTTGAGCGTAACTCAGAAGGTTGGATCAACAAAGTATATTACCCTGAAACTAAATCTACATTCAAGGGTGAATGTGGTAGTTTACGAGGATACAAGACACGAGTATTACCTAAAGACTTTAGTAAACCTAATATTGGCATTACAGGTGTCAGTAGTGATTTTTATGGAAGAAACTCTTTTAAAGATTACGGTGGCGGTAAATACGTTGTAATTGTTGGTGGAGAAGAAGACTGTTTGGCTGCTTACCAAATGCTTCGAGATTATCAGGTACAGAAAAAACAAGACGATTATGACCCAATCCCTGTCGTATCTGTAACATCAGGAGAAGGTTCTCTTGCTAAACAGTGTGCAGAGCAATATGACTGGTTAAATCAATTTGAAAACATTATTATTTGTATGGATAACGACGATGCTGGACGTAAAGCAGCACAGGAAGCGTTAAAATTTCTTCCTGAAGACAAAGCTCGTGTAATGTATTGTTCTTTGAAAGACCCAAGTTTAATGTTACAGGAAGGTAAACAGAAGCAATTCTTGAGTAACTTTTGGGACGCTAAAACAGAACAAGAGGCAGGGGTTAATTCAATCATTGACGCAATGGAAGGTGTTCAGGATTATTTACTAGCTCCAAAAATTCCACTACCTCCTCAGTTAGCTAAGATTCAGGAAGCTATGCGTGGTGGCATCAGGTCTACTGGAGCGATAATTAACATTATCGGGAAAACATCAATCGGGAAAACATTATTCTCAGACATGCTTTTGTATTTTTGGCGTTACTACAGCCCTCTTAAACCTGTAATCTTTAGTATTGAGCGAAATAAGGAGGAGTTGTTGATTGATATGTTTTCAATTCATTTAAAACAGAATTTAACTTGGTTCTCTGACGGTCACGATGCTGTTGATTATTTAAATCAACCTGAGATTGCTGAACTCTGTGAAGATTTTATTATGGATGAATTTGGTGAGCCATCTATGTTTGTGATAGACGAGAGACGAGGTAATGTGGAAGTGTTGAAGAAACAGATTGAACGTGCTGTTAAACAGTACAACTCGAAGCTAGTGATTATTGATGTGTTGACGGACGTATTACGTTCACTACCATTGAATGAGCAGGACGACTTCATGTTATGGGAAAAACAAATGAAGAAAGAAGGTATTGTATTTATTAACGTGTGCCATACCCGTAAAGATCAAGCAGGAACTCAAAAACCTAAAGATGAGAACGGTGAGGAAACATTTAAACGTGTAGATGAATATGACACTCACGGTACTTCAAGTATCCCTCAATCTGCGGATTACAACATTGTCCTTAACCGAAATAAGAATGCTTCTGATCCTATTGAGAAGAATACGACTTATGTTGATTTACCTAAAGCTCGTGGTGGTACAACATCTCATAACGTGCTTGAATTGTATTATGACCCAATTACTCGTCAACAAGTTGATCGTGAGGTTTGGTTACAAGAACAGCGAACTAATTTTTAAAGGAAAGGTTATGAACAATCGAGAAAAATTACTTCTAAATAAACAGAAGTATGAGAATGAGATAATTGAAACAAGTAAATACGGAGAAGTTAAAATTCTAAAGTATGAAAACAAGAAGCGGGTGATTATTGAATTTATTAATACAGGAAATGTTACAACGGTAACGTTGAACAATTTAGTAAATGATAGGGTTAAAGATGTTTATGCAAAAACAGTTTGCGGTGTCGGTTATCTTGGATATATGGATGTTTCGTATGCTCTGTATATTAAAGTTTATGATATTTGGAGACAAATTTTACGTAGATGTTATGATGAAACTTTACATAACATTAGACCGACATATAAGGGGTGTATTGTTTCTGAAAATTTTAAAAACTTTTCTTACTTTATTAGTTGGTATCACAACCAAACAGGTTATGATCAAGACGGTTGGTGTGTAGATAAAGATATTATAATTAAAGGTAATAAGGTTTATTCAGAAGATACTTGTTGTCTTGTACCTTACGAGATTAATAATCTTATTGTGAAAAGTGATAAATGTCGAGGAGAATATTTAATCGGAACATCTTTTGTTAAAAAACACAATAAGTATAAATCAGGACTTAGTAAAAATGGAGTTTTGAAACATCTAGGGACATATGATACTCAAGAAGAGGCTTTCTATGCTTACAAACAAGCTAAAGAAGCTTATATAAAAGAAGTCGCTAATAAGTGGAAAGATCAAATCGACCCTAAAGTGTATAACGCTTTAATGAATTACCAAGTTGAAATAACCGACTAATGTGTAAACACGTATTGACAACACTAGAACAGATGAGGTATTATTGCTTCATCTGTTCTTTTGCATTTTTATAAGGAGTAAATTGTGTCAACAGAAAAGAATTATATTGATGGAGATTGGGTATATGATCTTGAGACGTATCCATCCGTATTCACATTTGCAATATCTTCATCAGACGGCAAGCACG